TTAAACCCTATCAATCCACTTATCATTCGTAACCCATATAATTGCAGGTGTCCGTAAATTACCTGCACCTATATCTGGGATAGCGTCATTTCCTCGTATTTTAGGGTTTTCGTGAAATGGCGTAATTCTCATAAAATTACTATCTTGCAGGCCGCCAATATATAAGTTTGCAGCGGATCGACCTGTATCGTCATCATATAACGAATAGCTAAGAGATGATACGGCTCTAAACCCAACAGGAATATAACCTTGTGATACTATATCAATACGTCCTGCTTGGCGAGGTATAAATCCACCCTCTTTTTTACCTTTAAAGCCAAATAAGCCCCACGATAAACCACCCATAAAACAGAATACAATGTTGTTTATTCGTTGTAATTTAACATACGCACCTGCTTTTAAATTTTGAGTTTTTAAAGTGATTAAACCTGTATCGCCTGCGGTAACAACCCATTCGTTACCACGCTTCTGCCATTGCCACGCCCCAACATTCGCTCCGTCCGTACTTTCATAAACAGAGCCGTTAGGTTCATTGCCTTTGATTTTACTGCCCGTTGTTTCTGGTTTATCGGGGCGGCCTACCCCAATAATGGTTGTACTCAATAAGCGTATATCTTCGCCAATAGCTTTTATTGTCTCAACAAGATTTCCGCTACTGTTATCCGCCATAATTACACACTCGCTCCGTTTTTAGCATTGGTATAAATTGTCAATAGATCCAACGTGTTATTTGTTTCTAAAGTTGTTATACGGTCTTTGATATTGTTTAATGTTTCAGTTAAAGATTGAGCAACGGCATTGTCGGATACAATACTGTTGATTTTTTGTGCAATTTCAAACAAGGTATCAAGATTTTCGGCTAATTCGCCACCTTTTAATTTATTTTCAAATTGCGTCAACTGTGCTTGTAGTTGTGATGAAGTAACAACATCAGTTGGTACATTGCCTAAACGCTGTATTAGTTCTCGTAACTCTTTATAATCCGCACCAACTTGTTTTGCAAACGCTACTAAATTATCTTTAGCATTAACTGTCATTTTAGCCCCTTATGCTTTAGCTAGGTTATAAATCAATAATAAATTTGGTAAAATTAAATCATCACAAGTTTGTTCTTTCTTGCTTAATTCAACTTTAATTTTCGTCTGTTTTGTTTTTAACCGAACTTTAAACTTTTCACATTTCATTAGTATCAACTCGCTTAGGAATTTCTTTCGTAATTGAATGTTGTAATGTAAATGTACCTGTTACAATAGCTGATATCTTATCGTCAATTAGTGTGAATATGTCATAATCAGCCATTTCCCATTTAGCGTTAGCTGTATGCACATTTCTAATACTAACAACAATCACATTATCTTTTACTGCAATTTCGCCTGTTCTCGTAGATAGTTTGATTGTTTCGCCTCTGGACGGCTTAATCCACATTTCAAAAGATGCATTGCTTAACCCATTGTAGGCAGTTTCTTCTTCGTCATCATTGACAATTTCAAAGATAAAATCTTTGTCAGTACCTTGATAATGATTTAGATCAATTTGTGTTATTTCGTCCATATCTTACCTCCAATAAAAAACCGCCCGTAGGCGGTATCTCTAATAATTAGATGATTAGATAACAATTTGTCCTTGCTCTTTTAAGTAAGCATAGATACGGTCTAGATAGAGTTGATCCATTGTTTTGCCAATGTCATCTTGAGTTAGTGGTTGTCCAAAAATGCTTTTGGCTGCGGTTGGATCAATCCATTTATATTCCGAGATGATCGGCGTAAAGTCCGTTACGGCCCCATCATTGTCTGTACCAGTACCAAGTACGTATTTAGCATTAATTGAGCCATCCTCTTGTTTTGAGTATGCAGCAATCACCGAATACATTGGGTTTAAGATTTTGTTAAATGTCGTCATGGTTTTGTCCTTTGTTAGATAAAAGAAAACCCAGTCTATTGACTGGGTTGTGATTGGTTAAAATTAAGTTAGATATTAGATAGGTTTACTACGATCATGCTTGGGTATCTATCATCGCTTGGCTTAGTTGGAGTTGATGGAGCGAAGTATTTGCCATCAATCTCGCTCTCGGTCGTACATAAGTAGCTAACTGTGCGGTTATTCCCAACCTTTAAGCATTGATGTAGCATTTGATAAATTCCGAAAGAGCCACTAGAAATAGTATAGCTTGGCTGGGCTAATATACCTACTCTATGGTTATAATCCTTTATAACTTGGGGGGTGCTCCCAAGTCTTACTGCATCTTGAATTAGTAGCGGTTTTTCTGACGAATTAAAAACAACTCGCCCAAGCTTGTCAAAGATCTCAATGCCATATTTATCATTTGATTTATGAGCTAGCGTGAATCGATGTACGATCAGGGTGGCTTTTGCGTTTTTATTTTCAGGACAAAACCTGAAACCAACATGTCTCAGATCATCATGGTAGTATATAAAAATAGAGTTATATCTATTTAAGTTCAGCGGATCGTTATGACTTAGGTCTGACACAACAAAAACATCTGTTGGCTCGCAGTCCAATAAAGCCTCTGTTAGTTCGCCGTCCTTGAATTCTTGTGTTAGATTATGAGTTGATTTATAGACATAGGAACGATATGTCGAATCAATTTTTAAATCTGGTGAATTAATACCGAACTCAGGCATTTTAATATACTCCTATAATCAATTTATATTGATGTGGATTCTTCAAATTCCGAAATTGTGGATAACAAGTTATTTTTTTATCCTCAACTTTTAAAATAACCTCGCTTGGGAAAGTTAGCGCGCCATTCATTGGCAGAATCCACGCCACTAAGCGTTCTGATTCTTTTGTCGGATATGTAAAAGACACCTCTGACACACCAGTTACAATGCGCTCATCAACAAGACGTAGCCTTGATGTTGTTGAGTCAAAGATCAAATTTCCGTTAGCGTCAAACGTTTGCATTCCGTAAGATGACATACTTACTCCTTTTCCGCGATGCTTCTTTTTTAGATATAAAAAAAGTAGCCCAACAAGAGCTACCATGACTGGCACAATAAAATTAATCATGTAATTTCCCTATTTTAACTCTAACTCTTCCGCTCTCATCATAAACAACGATCTGATTATTATTCATAATAAGCCCTACATTGCCTTGATTAGCCCTCATCTCGACTTGCCCTTGGTTGCTCACCTTGAACCGATTGTTAATATTAATCGATCCGCCTGTAATGTCACCAAGGTCTGCACTAATTGCTGATAGACTAGTTACGTTTAATTTATCTGCAGTTAGAGAGCGTGCTGCAACATGGTCTGCACCAATACTCTCAGCCGCAACGTGTTTAGCCGTCACTGCTCCAGTTGCAATCTCATTAGCGGTAACACTATTAGCCGCTAATTGCTCGGTAGTGATTGTTCTGGTGACGATAGAGCCACCGTGTATTGCGGTAACACCTGCATTGACCCAAGGGCTAGGCTGTATAGCGTATTGAGTACATTCTTCGAGCATAGGACGAGCTAAAAACAT